ACGAATCCCTGCCATTGCTGGCATTTTTAATCCGTTGGTATGGCGTTAATATGGCTGGTGGGTTATCCAGCCGGTGTTTCGTTATTCAGGTACAGCGATACTTTGTTTAACGGGAGGCATTCACCAGAAATTTTTTGCTCGTCTCTTGCCTGGAGGCAGGATTCTTTACTGGCATAAATTCCGGTAATCACATTCTGTGGCTCACCTGTTATAAGAAAAACCGTCATCATCAGTGCAAACGCTGAACTCACTGCTGCCCTCCGAAAATGCCAAGTTCAAGAAGGGCAATTCTGGAGAGTATGGAATTATCATTGAGAAGATAAGGCTCATATTTTCTCATCCTGATGGCGTCCTCAGTAAACTCCCGGTTACTGAGCAGAATACCAATATTAAAACACCCTTCAGACGTATTAACGTTTGGTAGTGACGTTTCCATTATCGCGTCCTCAACAATGAATTTTGTGATGTGGTGCCTGGTGCCTCCAGGTGACGTTAACCAGTTAACAATTAACGCCGGATTGTTAGTTGATGTCTGTTACGCCAGTAAAAGACCGCTTGTTTTAACTGTTCCGCGTGCGCTTAGCCGCATTCACCGCATCACAAAATACACTTTAAAAATGGCGGATATCCATTTCCGCCGAATCACCAGAAAAGTGATAACAGAGGTTGTTGTGGCGGTGTTGTCACTCAGGTGTATGGTCAACCTGACAACCCGGTGCATTTTCTGGAGCAATGGAGGAAGCCCCAGCCATACTTACCGCCGCGCCATTTCGCGGATTGCCACAACCGGAAGCGCACGATCGAATTACATTTAACGACGACATATACAGAGAGACTAACTTCGCCGAGCGCTTTCGTGTTGTGTGCCTGCTTTTAACCACGTCAGGCGAGGTGGACCTGTTATTCCCCAACAACAAGGATCTTGTTAATCTGGATATCCCCAACAACAATAAGAGTATTGAATGTGATCGCTGAATTAACGGCAGCAATGACGGCTATTCGTGAAACCGCTCAGATTGCAAAACTAATGAACGAGGCAAAAACTCAAGCTGAAGTAAATGCGGCTATTGGTGAACTGAACTCAAAGCTTGCATCTATTCAGCACGAATGCGTGTCTCTCGTTGAGCTGGTGAGCACTTATCAAGAAATAAATGCTTCTCTCAAAGCTAAAATTGCAGAATTTGAAAACTTTGAGGCTCAGACGGAAGGTTATATCCTTAACCAACTTGAGTCGGGAACTTTTGTGTACTCGAAGGAGGTAACCGTGAACGGCGGCAGCATAATCATGCATCTTTGTCCAAAATGTTTTGGACAAAAGATAGTATCGATACTTCAACCATTCCCGGTTAGAGAATATGAGTTTTTTCATAAAAGCAGGTGCCTCTACTGTGAAAATCAGTTTCTTATGAATAAAAATCCGGATTATGTATCGCCTCCATCTATTGAGGAGTTGGCCAGAAAACTGAACGGCAATCTGTAGATTGTTACTGTTATGGATATCCAGATTGTTAAAGAGCATGCCGGATGCTTGCTTGTGTCCGGCGCGTGTGCACCAGTTCTCCCCGTGGAGGATTCCTTAACTACCAGACTTCATTAGTCAGAGTTTCTTGCTAACCAGCGACGCGCGCCAGCTTCGGTTTTAAACTTTTTACTTTTGGTATACGTCATCGCGGTAAACGTGCCGTCCTGGTTAGGGAACACACCGCATACCAGAGATTCGTTGTTGCCAAGATTGAGCGTATCCATGTTGACCTCATTTCCCCTTAACGCCGGGGTAGCGGAACTAAAAACCTGCTGCGCTGTTATACAAAGTGTTCCCGCCGTCATGTTCATACGCCTCGGGCTGGCTACTTAACCCCTGACCACTGCCTGGTAACTCGAAGTATTGCCTGGCGTTCTGTGGGGCGGGGTGGGTTGGTTGACATAATGTACTTGTTGTTCATTAATGTAAAGTACTTTTAGTACATTTTTGTGAGGGATAAAATATCAGGAGGGGATGAGAGGAGCATAAACCCGGAGGGAAGCTACCGGATTTATGCAGATTCAGGAGGCTTTTTGTTTTTTCTTTCGCGCTAATTCTTCATAAATTGCGTTGTACTTCTGTTTTTTCTCCTCAAGAGTTTTTAAAAGTTCATCAGTTTCACTGTCAGGGAGTTCATCAAGAAGTTCAATGATGATTTTTTGCTTCGGACTTAACTCCTGATAGAAACGCAGGCTTCCGCTTTCTTCAGTGTCCTCCCCCAGAAGGTAAGTTGGTGTTGTTCCGATAAGTGCTGCCAATTCTTTCAGTTTCTCTCGACGGGGAATTGTCTCTCCATTAAACCATTTACTAACCGCTTTGGGTGTTAGCTTCATTCGACGGGCAATTTCTGCCTGCCTTCCGTGTTGTTCAAAGCCAGCATTTTCACAGGCTAGCGCAAGCCTGCTGGCGAACTCTTTACGCGCTTCATCTTCATGAACCATAAGTTCAATGATATTTGCTATTGAATGTACTGTCAGTTCTGTTATATTTTGTACTCAAAGTTCACATCGTGAGGGTGATATGAGCCATACAACACTTGCAGATGTAATCAAAGCAGTTCGCGTTTCTGTTGTAGCCGATGTTTGCGGTGTCAGCCAAAGAGCAATCTACAAATGGATGAATAATGGAAAATTACCGCGCACAGAATATACAGGCGAAACAAATTACGCTGAAAAAATTGCTCTGGCATCAAACGGATTATTTTCTGCTGATGCGGTTTTGACTATTGGCAGGATTAAGCCTACAGCGAATGAATCACTGGCGGTGAACAATGAAAATCACCCCTGAACAGGTTTGTGAGGCTCTGGATGCCTGGGTATGCCGACCAGGAATGACACAGGAGCAGGCGACGATATTAATCACGGAAGCATTCTGGGCTCTGAAAGAACGCCCGAACATCGATGTTCAACGCGTCACGTTTAATGATGGCGAGGTTGATCAACGGGCGCTGGGCGTTAATCGAGTGAAGATATTCGAACGCTGGAAGGCTATCGACACCAGGGATAAGCGTGAAAAATTCACGGCGCTGATTCCGGCAATTATGGAGGCTATCCGGGTAAGTGATTTCAGGTTGTATTGTGAAATTACTGACGGAAAAAGCATTACGTACATGATCGCCGGGTTAAACAAAGAGTATGGCGATGTGGTGGAGTCCGGGCTGCTTTTTGCGGATCCAGTTGTTGTGGAACGTGAGACTGACGAGCTTATAGAAAAAGCCATTGCTTTCAAGCGTGCGTATCGTCAGCAATACCAACATTACTTTGCAGATAAACAAATATCTGTCTGGGGTTCGTATGAGTATCGATGCACTACGATGGGCTAAAAAGGTGAAAACCGGCAGTTCATCCAGTAAGTCAGTATTGACCTGGCTTGCTGATATGTGCGGTGCCGATTTGTGCGCATACCCGTCTATATCTGCACTGGCAGAAGTAACGGAACTGAACAAAAAGACTGTGCAGGACAGTTTACGACACCTGATGGAGATTGGGTTAATTGTTGATACTGGTGAGAGAAAAGGCAGAACAAAGCAAATTGTGGTGTACCGACTTATCGGTGTAGAAGAAAGTGTTGCCGAGCCTGAATACACCCAAAAACGGGAGTCTTTAAAGGTGGGTAAAATTGGTACTGTTAATAAAAACAGTACCGAAAATGGTTATGTTTCAGCACAAAACAGACCCAAAAACGGAACTCTTAGCTGCATGGAAAATAACCAAAGACACCCAAATTTTCCATCAAAGACACCCAAAAACGGATCACGGAACCCAAAGGAACCCAAAGATCTAAACCCCACACATAACGCACGCGAGAGTGCTCCGACCAGTGAGCAGGAAGTTTTGTCTTTACAGGCAGCGCCCCCTGTATTCTTGGATGGCCTGAGCGAACCCATCGGGAAATTTTCGATGACTACTGTCTGGCAGCCGTCGCCGGATTTTCGACAACGGGCAGTAGTGTGGGGTATGGCTCTGCCTGAGCCGGAATTTACACCTGCTGAGCTTGCCGCATTCCGGGATTACTGGATGGCGGAGGGAAGGTTTTCACGCAGGTTCAGTGGGAGCAGAAATTTGCCCGTCACGTGCAGCACGTCAGGGCACAGGTAAAACCAGTCAGCAAGGGGGTAAGCCATGCAGCATCAGGTGGCACTGCATCACGGGCAGTTCAGGAAATCCGGGCAGCACGCGAACAGTGGGAACGTGACAACGGATTTATCAGCAACGGAAACGGCCTGGAAGCTGTGGGAGCTTATGGGGGAGGTGTATTCGAACCGCTGGACTCAGAAGAACGGGGCCGCACCTTCGAAGCTCTGGATTGCCCAGATTGGTGCGATGACTGAACAGCAAATCCGGCAGGTCTGTCGTCAGTGCATGGACCGCTGCCGGGCGGGTGAAACGTGGCCCCCGGACCTTGCTGAGTTTGTTGCGCTGATTTCGGAGAGTGGGGCAAATCCATTTGGTCTTACGGTGGATGCCGTGATGGAAGAGTACCGGCGCTGGCGCAATGAATCCTGGCGATACGACGGGAGTGATAAATACCCGTGGCCACAGCCTGTGCTGTACCACATCTGCCTCGAAATGCGTACCAGAGGGATTGAGCGCCAGATGACGCAGGGTGAGTTAAAACGACTTGCGGAACGGCAACTGACGAAATGGGCAAAGCATGTTGGTAACGGGATGAGTGTTCCGCCAGTGCGACGACAACTGGAAGGGGCGAAACACCCGCAAGGGCCAACGCCAATTGAACGGCTGAAACAGGAATACGAACGCCGGAAGGCAGCTGGTTTTATTTGAATCTGAGAAACGATTTTGTCGGAGGAAATTTTAATGGAAACCGTATTTGACGCACTGAAAGCACTGAAAAGAGCCTCTTCACAGGTAGTGGCGGCCCGCCTTGGAATCAGCCGTGAAGATGCGGTCAACGAACTGTGGAAACTGAAGCGCCGCGGTGAAGCGGATAACAAGGGGGCGATGTGGTGGCTGATTCAGGCTGGTGAAAGTGAACCAGTGTCACCGGTACCGAAAGTGACAGCGCAAATGCTGACTGAGGCGATTGAACAACATGGCCCACAAACGGCGGATGAGCTGGCACTTATGTTCGGGATTACCTCCCGCCGGGCGAATTCATCGCTGGCCATGGCAATCAGCAAAGGGCGTCTGATTCGCGTAAATCAGGGCGGTAAATTTCGTTACTGCATACCGGGCGCTGATTTACCGGCAGAGCCGGAAGCTGCATCCGTAGCGGACACCGATGGTAAAGCCTTTCCTCAGCCAGCAGGTGTTGCGTTACCAGTCTAGGAAACGACGACACAGGAAGAAATGAAAACAGAAATCGTGGAAGACATTGTGAAGTTACAGCCATCGGTCACCGAAACGAAAGTAGATGACCTGATTTTACCATCGCTGCATGTGGCTAACCGCGAGCTGCGCCGGGCAAAAGGTCAGGTTCAGAAGTGGGAGCGAGTCTGCGCCGCGCTGCGGGAGCTGAACAAGTGCCGGGATATTCTCCGGGATATTACCGCCACCAGAGAACAGCAGCGGTGAGTGGGTGGAAGACGTGGTGCCGGGCTGAAATTCTGATACTCCGGCAGTGCGCGGGAACAATGAAGGTAAAAAGCATTGGCGCGCTTATCGGACGAACTGAAGCGGCAGTGAGAACGAAGGCACGGGAGCTGGGCATCAGTATGATGTTACGTGGTGATTTTCACCCGTCGGCAAAATATTCTCAGCGTGATATTGAGCTGGCGCGGCAACTGCATCAGAGAGGCATGCAAAGAAGGGAAATTGCCAGAAAATTAGGCATGCCGCTGCACATAGTGAATAACTACGTTTATTTCGACAGGAGGGTTCAGGCGTGAGGGTGAGAATTTATATCGCCGGTCCAATGACGGGATATGAAAATTTCAACCGCGAGGCATTTCACAGGGCGGAAGAAGCACTGAAACGGGAAGGGCATACCGTTTTAAACCCGGCAGTACTTCCGGACGGGCTGACACAGCCGCACTACATGGATATTTGCATGGCAATGATTCGTTGTGTGGATGCGATTTACATGCTGAATGGCTGGCAGCGGTCAGCGGGCGCTAAGGCAGAGCTGGCACTGGCGGAGAAACTGGGGCATGCGGTGATTTATCAGGAGGTGGCTCAATGAGAGAGGTTAACTATGAGGCGCTTCGTGAGGCAGCACAAAACTATCAGTCGACGCTGGCGTGGTATCAGGCTATCCCGGACAGCCCAAATGCTGAACGGGATTGTGATGCGGCTCTTGCTGCGTTTAAGCGTCACATCCGTCATCGGGAAGCGGATATTATCGCTGATTTGCTGGATGGACTGGAAGAAGCAAAATCACAACTCAACGAGCAACGTGAGTATTACGAAGGTGTTATCTCGGATGGGAGTAAGCGCATTGCTGAACTGGAAGCGCGGGAAGTTCAATTACCGACTCGCTACGACCTTCGATATGGACACCCGATAAATGCAGATGAGCGACAAGTCATGATACCTAAAGAAAATGGCAGTTGGCTTTACCTGATTGACCTAGAACACGCATTACGCGTCGCTGGCATTCGCATCAAAGGAGAGGAGCATGGAAATAAAACCAGAGGATGAGTTAAGCAATATCGTTTTATTTCCGGTAAAAGAGGATGACCCTCGTAATCAGGTTAATTTTCTTTATGAGCCATCGGAAAGACCATATTGTCATCACGCCTCTGTTCGGGTTGACGAAAAAGAGCGTCAGGTCCGCTGTAAATCTGCGGTGCAGTTGTGGAGCCGTTTGACTGGATGCTCTCTGTGGCGAAAAGAGAAACCAGACTGGCAGATGATGTAAGGCTATTGCGCCAGGAGGAACAGGAAAGGCGGAAAAATATAGAAAAGTTAATTCAGATTGAGCGTAACGCGAAAGCGCGGATACGCAGGGCGACAAAATCCAGAACTGAATAAATAAATTTAGCGCTGTAAATAAAATCTAATCCTTAACTGGAGGTATATTTATGTTAAATACACAGAAATCCATTAATGCGGAAAAATATAACGAGTGGGCAAGAAAATTCTCTGAGCAGATTTTTAAAATTACTGGCAATGAGAATGCGGCAAAAAATGAATTAGAACCGTGGACGCCTGAAGGAGCCGACCCAAATTATTGCTGGAGGGAGGTTGATCCAGTTGATGCTGCAAATGAAGATATGAGTTATCACAACGATTAATGTCAGGAGGCCGCCCGAAAGGGCGGTAATGAATGGTCACATTATTTAGAAAAAAATATCCGCGAAAGAGTAGAACAACAGAATTTCTGTTTCTCATTCTGTTTATCGTGTTGATGATACCGATATCCCCGTTAATCCTAGTCTGGATAATCGGAAAAATAATTGAGCCAGTTATTGAATTGTATAACGACGTTGTATGGGCGTCATTCAACACACTGCACAATAAAATTAATCCGTATAAGGAAAGCTGATATGGCACTGACGAAAAAACAACGCGCAGAACTGCGCATGAAGTTCGGTGGTCGCTGTGCTTATTGCGGCTGCGAACTTGGCGAAAAGTGGCATGCAGACCATGTAAAACCGGTCATTCGTTTTGATGGAAATATGCTTCACCAGGAACGTGACGATATATCCAACATGGTTCCGGCATGCCACCCATGCAATCTGCACAAGCATTGCAGTAGTCTGGAAGATTATCGGCGAATTATCAGTGATGGTCGTCGTGAATTCCTTGCGTCCGGGAAAGGCAAAGCGCTGGTTCGTATGGGATTGGTTGAAATGAAATCTGACCCGGTTGTGTTCTGGTTTGAAAAATATCAAGAAGGGGCTACGGCATGACGACTTTTACCAGAGAGCAGTTAATAGCTCACGCAGAGGAGACTATTGAAGCACAGAGACTGTGCATACCGGGCACAATCGACCATGACATCATCCGCACATATAAGATGGATATTGCTGTTCTGGAAATCGCACTGGTATCGCTGGCAGCAGAGCCAGCCGGTAAATTGCATGAATACAAACCAGTGGGATATCAGCGTCTGGTCGATGAGTTATCTGGAGCGGAACGGACTGATAAGCGTGGAGGATATTTTACGATGACCTGGCCTGAAGCATTAACAACGGTAGGAATTGCGATGGCGGTGGCGCTGGTGGTGTATTCGATTTGCCGCTGGGGATAAAAACGGTTTGCGGGAAAAGGAGAGTTAAGTAGAATTGCAGCGGGTGCTTGAGGCTATCTGTCTCAGGCATGAACACCAAAAGGCAGATAGAGAAAAGCCCCAGTTAACATTACGCGTCCGGCAAGACGCTTAACATTAATCTGAGGCTCAATCTATGAACGGCAAATCTAGGTTAGCCTCTTACGAGCCGAAAGGCAAGGAGAAGCAGGCTATGAAGCAGCAAAAGGCGATGTTAATCGCCCTGATCGTCATCTGTTTAACCGTCATAGTGACGGCACTGGTAACGAGGAAAGACCTCTGCGAGGTACGAATCCGAACCGGCCAGACGGAGGTCGCTGTCTTCACAGCTTACGAACCTGAGGAGTAAGAGACCAGGCGAGGGAGAAATCCCTCGCCACCTCTGATGTGTCAGGCATCCTCAACGCACCCGCACTTACCCCGTTTCGGCAGACTTTGTTTTTTCCTGGCATTCTGGTTTACAATTCGCACGTCAGCCTGAACAACTGGCACCTGCTGCGTCACCGGAGAACCCGATGGCGCAACATATAAAATCCCACAATTCTGAAGTCGATCCGACCATTAAGCGGGGGCGGCGTTCACACGTATTTAAAACCGACTGGTTCCAGCATCCCCCATGCACTGAAGAACAGGCCGAATGGCTGATCCAGTGTTACCGCAGGCGCGGATATGAGTTTGAGAAAGCCCTCAGCTTCGATCGTCGTCACTGGATAATCTCCGTCAGGCTCCCTTATTCCGAACGCCCACCGCGTCCGTCCCGCACATTCCAGCAGCGCATCTGGAGGTAACGTGCGGGTATTACTTCGACCTGTTCTGGTACCGGAACTCGGTCTGGTTATCGTTAAGCCAGGCCGTGAATCAATGTCAGTATTCCATAACGGCAGAATATTGGTGGAGCCGGAACCGAAAAACATGCGCGGTCTGCCGTCCGGAGTCGTTCCTGCCGTTCGCCAGCCGCTGGCAGAGGATAAAACATTACTGCCATTTTTCAGCGATGAGCGGGTTATTCGTGCAGCAGGTGGTGCAGGTGCACTGTCTGACTGGTTATTACGTCACGTGAAATCCTGCCAGTGGCCACACGGCGATTATCATCACAGCGAAACAGTCATTCACCGTTACGGTACCGGCGCGATGGTGTTGTGCTGGCACTGTGACAACCAGCTGCGCGACCAGACATCAGAATCACTCGATCAACTTGCTCAGCAGAATCTGGTTGCCTGGATGATTGACGTTATCCGTCACGCAATAAGCGGTACGCAGGAGAGGGAGTTATCGCTGGCCGAATTATCCTGGTGGGCGGCCTGCAATCAGGTGGTGGATGCACTACCTGAGGCAGTAGCGCGTCGTTCGCTGGGATTACCAGCGGAAAAAATCCGCTCCGTATACCGTGAGAGTGACATCGTACCGGGAGAACAGACAGCCATCAGCATACTGAAGCAGCGCACAAAAATATTGCGCTGCCACTTCACGTCCACCAGCAACTCGTATAACTTCG